TTTCTGGATTACGAGGTTCAAGAATGGATGGAAGTTAACGTGGACTTTGTCAATATAACCCACCGTGTATATTAGTAAAGGGGCCCCCCCAACCCCCCAAGGGGGGCACTGATATATATATATGGAGATAGACCTAACGAGTGTGCCTAAACCTAAACCTAAACCTAACACGGGGATAGGTGGCTTCGCCACCCTATCCCCTACCTAATACAAGGGTCACTTTATGGGAAGCGAAGGACTGCTGCGTCAAAACCACCAGCCCGGAGATAGTATGCATAGCGTTTCACCGTCATTACGGTGATATCTGCTGCGGTAGCCTTGCGGTTCGTATCTGATACAAAACCAGGGGCACCCTGTGCCTGCCAAAGGAACCCTTCGGTCAACATACGTTTGACGTTAAGGGATCTGAGGGTAGACATGTTCAACGTCTTGTTCATCGGGATTCTCAATGACTTCTGGATAGTTCCTAGCGGAGGTACCGTAAACTTTTCCCTTCGGATGATCTGGAAGTGGGAACAAAAGAATGGGGACTGGAAGGGGGTCGATCCAACGGTAAAGACCGTTAAAGGGTCAGAATCTGAGCCAGAAGGTTCTTCAAGAGTATCAGGATCCTGCGGGATATCCTGCTTGAGGAAACCCATTTCATAGTAACCACCAGGGTTATTAAGGGCACCATTGCTAAATTGGCGCCCGTCTTTGCGACACTTGAAGTGATAGCATTCGAGAATAACTGATGTCGTCGCGTTATTCGTTATCATTACCTCGATGTTCGCTGATTCAAATGTAATCAGTTTCGAGGTGTTAGTCAACAGAGATGCCGAGGAACTCTGCAGGTTGTCAAAGATAGTAGCTCCTAGGGAAGCTCTTGCGATATCTCCGATATCCTTGTGATTCGTGACTCCGTCAATGGAATATAGTTCAGTAGACAAATAGTTGGAAGTGTCAGCTGCCGCCTGCACTCGTTCAACGCTGTTGATGATCCAGGACTTGAGGCCAAGTTTCTTGTCAGATATGTAGTCAACCTTACGCTTGAATGACGTCCAACGCTTGCGCTTACGACGTGGCATGCGCTTGCGCACATAGTCGACTTTGTAGTCTTGATGCCCGGTCACGGGATACGGTTCAATCGCCCGACGCTTACGTTGCGTCTTTGTACGAGAGTTGAACTTACGATATGCATAGTGAGCTGCTGTTGCGAGCCCACCGAGAACGCCCACTTTGCGAGTGCGCGAAAACTTTTGGCGTTTAGCCATTTTAGGGAGGAAGCGTGGATACGTGGTGTCACATGATAAATCACATGATCAAACCGACCCCCACACACAATTCTCAGAGAGGCCCATAAGGATAGCCGCCGCCCCAACGCCGAGAGCCTTAGGTAATATTATACCGGCTCTCTGGCGTCACGATGACTCGTTCAACATTCCGACTGGACTCGTCGCAATTCTTCCTGACGTATCCCCAATCTCGTCTCGACCTCGACGGGGCCTTTATTAGCCTAAAGGAGCTAGAGGTTTCCGGTGTCAAACCTATCAAGGTCCTTGTGGCGGAAGAGGAGCACGCAGACGGACAAGTTCACCATCATGCTTACGTTCGCTTCGCTAAGAAGGTTACCATTCGGGACCCTCATGTTTTCGACATTGACGGGCGTCATTGCAACGTGCAATCATGTCGTTCGGCCAAAGCGGTTATCGACTACGTCACCAAAGGAGGAAAATTCAAGGCCGATTTCGAAATCAAACTGGGGCGTGCGGCTGCGCTCAAGCAAATGATCGAAGAAGCCAATACTCCTGACGAGTTCTTACGCGAGGTAGTTCGCACCGATCCCGAGTGGGTCGTTGCCAGGTTCACTAGCTTACGTGCATTCGCAGAATGGAAGTTCACAAGCGGATCCAAAACGTGCAATCCAATTCGAGACTTTGCGTCATTCAGTGCCGTCCCCGAAGTCGTCACCAGGTTCAGAGAACAACTCAACACCCATGTGCCCGGAACCCGAGACATGCGTTCTATGTGGATACATGGCCCTTCCCGATTGGGCAAGACCCAGCTCGCCCGATCCCTCGGAAATCATTGCTATATGCAAGGAATTTGGAATCTGAAGTGTCTGTCGGACAATTCCCAGTACGCCGTCTTCGACGATATCGACTTCGAATCAATCAAATACATTCACAAACAAATCTTCGGTCTTCAAGAGGATGTCAATTTCACGGGCAAGTATATGCGCCCTACTACATTCAAATGGGGGATTCCTATCATTTTCATCACCAACACCGTGCCTTTTCTGGATTACGAGGTTCAAGAATGGATGGAAGTTAACGTGGACTTTGTCAATATAACCCACCGTGTATATTAGTAAAGGGGCCCCCCCAACCCCCCAAGGGGGGCACTGATATATATAT